AATTCTTTAATTTTACATTACTCATGCTGCTAAATCAACCTCAGTCCATACATTAGATGCGCCTGGATCAATTTCTTGCCAAGCCGTAATCGCTGGTGTTCCAATGCTAGAAGTCATTAAAATACCTGTTAAATTTACATTTGCATCAGCAGTGTTTGTAACACTTCCTATATTAGCAGATAATTGTTGTCCTGTAACCTCTGCTATAGATACTGCATCTACTGAATCAATAGCCATAGTCATTGATTGGCCAGTAACGGATACATCAACATCGGTAACTGCATCTTCCTCACCCATAGCCATGGTCATAGCTATGCCGGTAACATCTACAAGAACACCTGGAATTGCTGTTACTTGACCCTCAGAAATAACTCCTGGGAATGATGTATCATCTGCAGATTTAATATCTGTTGATCCGTTAGCTCCATCTAAATGTATTAGTACATTAGTGTTAGAATCAAATTCAAATTCTGAGGTAGGTTCTGTAAAACTAGAGCCTGTGTATCTTGGAATATCTGAAACTCTTACTTCATCAATGTAACCATCAAAATCACCAAAACCATTTTTTCCAATACTGAATGTACCATTATCTTGTTTATTAGCTGTGGTAGCTGTATCTTCTAAAGTTCCGTTTTTATATATTCTGTGAGTGTTTCCTTGTCTTTCATAAGACAACATAGTCCATTCATTTGCATTAACAGTAACTGCAGTAGTAATAATTGTTGATGGATTTACAGTCCAATAAACTGTGCTACCTAATAGGTATGATTGTTCTGTTGTACTTGTTCCTGATTGCCAAATACCTTTGTAACCTGTAACGTTGTCAGGTCTAATCCATAAATCAATTGTGAAATCACTGGAACTTAAATCTAAATTAGTTGTTGTCTCAATGTAATCATCGGTACCATCTAATAATAAAGATGCTGTTCCAAATTTAGCTTGTGCAGTTGAAAGTTGTGCATTACCTTCTGTCGTAAATTGGAATAAAGGTGCTGAGTTTGTTACTTCTACATCTGCATCAGCTTGTGCTGTAACTCCATTAATACTTAATGTTGCAACAATACCATCTACAATAGGTCCTACTTCAATAGTTTCTGTTACTTGACCAACAAATGCATCTAATTGATCTTCAATAGGATTAACAGTAATATTACCACCAGCTGCAATATCTACAGTTCCAATACCTGTAGACATCTGTAAATTAGTTGCATCTAATTTATTAAATGTTGCTTGTCCAATATTTGTTGATAAAAAAATACCAGTTACATCAAAACCTACATCTGTAGTAATTGTAACTGGATCTATTAATGAATTTAATAAATTTCCATTAATATCTGTATTTGCATCCGCAGAAGTAGTCTCTTCTCCAATAGCAGAAGTTAATGAAATACCATTTAATTGAACTGAATAAGCATCACCCCAAGCAAGGTTACCCCAACTTAATCTACCCCAACCAGCATTTATTTCAGCATTAACTGTAACTGAGCCAGTTGAGATAGATAAGGGATTATCTAAACCACCGTAGTTTCCACTACCGTAAGCACCATTACCCCATGAAATATCATTAGCACCTGTTACGGATACATCAGCGTTGGCATTATCGCCCCACTGATTTAAACCCCAAGTGCCTGTATTCCATGTTCCTGATGCCATCTCATATACTTCTGTTAGCTAATTCTTAAAATAGCAGCAGAAGTTGTGAATGCAGGGAATTGAATTGTAAATGTTCCAGAAGTTGCAGTTTTATCTCCGCCAAAATCTAAAACAGCTACTGCATCAGTTGTACCTGTGCCACCATTTGTAGTTGTGTTATAAATTAAAGCACCTCTTGCAGTAAGAGTTACTCCAGTAAAAGATAAATTTGCAAAATCAGTAATCGCTACACCAGATGATACTTTAACACCTTGGTTTACCAAAGCTTTACCACCTGCAGTATATCCTGCTGGTGAAGTTACTTCATTTGTTGAAGCGTAGTTTGTAGTTGATGCACCTAATGTTGCAGCAGAAGTAAACATTGCTAAATTGAATGTATCGCCTCCAGCTGAATCAAAATCATGTTCACCAGCTAATAGTTGTTTTTTAAATGAATTACAAATTGCATTAGTTGTTATTGCCATAATTATTCTCCTTATAAAATTACGTATTTGGTGATGGTGAAGGTATCTTAATTCTTGGTACCCCATCATCATATTCTGCACGTCTTCTTCTCCCCATTTGTTGAAGAGCAAAATTCTGTACTTCTTCATTGTACTTTGTTTCGTACAGTTTGTACATATCCATAGGACCTTTTAGATATCTAAAAGCTTCAGCTAGTACACCATGTAACAACATTGATTCTTGATAAGTAGATAAGAATGTATTATTACTTGCTGTGAACTCCGGTGGATCTGTGATGTAGTTTATTTGCACAGTATATGCAGAATTTGGTATAGGTGCTACAAGAATATTAAAATCATCCCAATTAGCCCAATATTTAGGAAGACCTGTAGCAGCATTATTATTATATTCAGAAATAAAACTTGTATCTCTTTTCTCTAAAAATGTTCTTGTGGATCCGTCAATCACTTGAACAGATCTTATGATAGTCAAATCAGCAGGCAAGCTTACATATCTGTTACCTGATGTAAACGTAGATGTTGAATATTTTCTAAGGTCATCATAATCAACTTTACCTGCAACATCGAGTTCAACAGATCTAATAAAATCTTGAATAATTTGATCAGTTAAAACTGTATTACTAACTTCAGTGTAGTTTCTTACTTGTGTTAAAAAATCTGAATATGTAATTGCCATTATGTAATACTCACTGTTACTGATTTAACTTGTATTGATAATTGTCTTCGTCTATTTTGTAAAGATGGATCTGCAGGTTTCATCTCAGATGTTCCTTGATTAATAAAAGCAAAATCTCCAGGAAGTGTTAAATTAGCAACACCAACAGATGCTCCGCCTGAATCTGCTTGAACACCGTTTCTATCTGTAGGTTGTTGAAATCTTTGTGGTCTTGTATTTTGTAACGCGATTGCATCAGCTACAACACGTTTTCTTCTAATTTGAGGATGCTTAGGCTCAAACTCAGAATAATGAACTAAGGACCCGTTCCATTCTTTGACCATTTCGTTATATGGAAATGCCATACCCGATCTATCAGATATAGCTTGTGATCTTTTACCTGTAGCCCATTTTGGCATAATTAAACTCCATTAGGATAAAAAGATTGTGGAGTGATATATGTTGATGCTCTTTGACCATCTTCATCTAACGCTCTTTTCAATTCATCCTCATAAATTAATTTATTTTGTTGTACAAGTTGAGGTGCTTTTTTCATAGATATGTAATAAGCTAATCCTGCACACATGCATGGTAAAAATCTATATGCAACATCCGCATCATTTGTATAGGCACCTGCGTCTTCAATTCTTTTAATTACATAAAATTTAAGTGTGTTGTAAGTATTTAAATCTGGTGCTTGGTATAAATATATTTTAGGTGTTGTTTGTCTATCAACATAATATTGTGATGGTTGTCCAGTTGCTAATTTATTAGGTAATGCAGCATAAGCTGATCTATCTATTTTTGTTATCGAAACATCTTGTGTATTTGCATCATTTGACGCTGCTGCAGTTGAAGATACATAAGCTTCAAGCACATCATTTACATCTGAATCAACTGTATATTCAGCTTGTCCAGCTACCAAAGGTATTTCATTTAATTCTGTTTTCCAAAGGTGAATACCTCTATTACCCCATTCAGCAAACAATAAATCTAGACTTCTTCTAGCTGAGCGCATGTCATAACCAGAAGTAGTACTTAAACCACATCTTTCATAACCTTCATCGATTACTTCATCTATGTTTAGATTAAATGATGTTGTTCCTGATGTTGCCATATTAATTTACTTTTTTCTTTTGTAATTTTTTAAGCATCATTGCTTTTGCTTTTTCGTTTTGATTTTTTAAAAATAAAACTGATGCACGTCTTAAACCTCTCCCTACTCGTGTCATGTCTTTTCTTCCTGCACTTCTAGCTTCTTTTACAAGAAATTGTGACATATCAAGTAACTTTTCTCCTTTTTGTCTTTGAGTATCTAATTTTTGTAAGCCACTCATAAATTTTTTATCTTTATAAGATTTTCTAGTTGGATCGTTTTGAGGAGCTTTTTTATAAGCTTCAGCAGTTTTTTGTTGAATATCTTTTCTTATTTTTTGGTAAGGTTTTGATTTTACTAACTGTCTCATACCTTTTACAAGAAGACCTCCTAGAAGTTTCTTTTCTACACCTTCAATTTTGCCTTTATTTTTAGAAGCATAAAACACATTACGTGCTTTTTTAGCACCATATTGTTCTTTCATAGCTTTCATTATTTTTTTACCTTTTTTATTTAACGGCATTTAAGCTTCTCCTTTTGGCGATTGTACAATTTATTGGATTGTACCACTTTTTGACTAAACTTTGAAGACCTTAGGTTTTTTGCTATTGGGTTTCTTTTTAACTTGTAATCTTTTCTTTTTTTCACCTCTAGCACCTCTAAGTTTTCCTTCTATTTGTTGTGGTATTTGTG